GATGTACACCAATTTAGAGGAACAGTCAGAAACGGCTTTACAACTTTAAGATCTGGTTTCGGTCAAAGAATTATTGCCAGAGATGCTGTAGGAACAGCAAACTCATCAGTAGTTAACGTAAAACAAATTGCACAATCAACAGCAATCTTAAGAGCCGCTAACGCTCCTACAGGTGCAGATGGTTCATATGTAGCGATTATCTCGCCTTCATACGAATTTGCAATTAACGAACAGTTAACAAGTGTTGGGGGATCTACAGTAGGTTCACTATCCGACTTAGGTAACAATGCATTGAGAAACGCATTAGTTAACATGTTGGCAGGTGCAACAATCTACAGAAGTAACAATCTCGCAGACGCATCTTAAATTAGGATAATTGATATGGCATTTATAACAAACGCAAATGGCAATGTAATTTCATTCGCCGAATATACGGATTTATTACAAAAGGATCAACGTTTATTAGAAGCAAACGAAATCGTAGTACCAGAGGAATCTGGCTTTCTCGATAAAACTGAGTTTTTAGAAAACATGTGTGAATTAAGTACTAATCGTATTTTGTTAAAAATGCAAGCCAGTACATGGTGGAGAAATTATAATTCTTATGTCGGAGCCGACTGGGATATAAACAATCTACCACAAGTAAACCCTGATCGTATAGACCCAAGCAATACATTGAAGAGACAACAACAGTTTACAGATATGTGTGTTTACTATACGTTCAAGGAATACTTAGTACCACTTATAGCAGACTTTGGTTCAGATGAATCAGAGGGCGTAGCCAAAATTAAATACTATGACGTTAAGTTTAATGACATCTATGATGAATTATTAGCAATAACAGACTGGTATGACGCTGATGGCGACGGTACTGTAGAAACAAGTGAAAAGGCAACATTTATACAACAAAGTAATAGACGTTCTCGCAGACGTACAACAATAGCAAGGATTAGATAATGAGTATAAGAAGTGATTTGTTAACTCAAATAACAACTAACTTAGCATCGCACACTAACGTAAAAGTTAGTAATGAATTGCCATTTGATACTAGCGGTAACCCACTATACTTACAAAATAAGAAGTTCGTATATGTAGATGAACAAGAATTAGATGTAGAGCAGTTGTACAGAACATTAGATCAGTCTAACGTAAATACAACTGTTACTACAGTCAATGCTTATTTGTCAGTAGACGCCAAAAATCAATTAAGCGATATAAACACCGTTGTTGCAAACATCCTCTCTGCTAGGAACGTAGTTAGTAGTACTATTGATAGTGCTAGTGATTATGCGACTGATATAGAGGACGATGTAATAACATATACTTTCGAGTATAATTTTACCACCATATAGGAGAATATCATGGCAGTAATTAACGTAACTAACGGTACACAAGCAATCCTAACAATAGGCGCCAATGCAGTAAAGGCAACAGCCGATACTCAGGCAACACCTGGAAACGCAGGCGGACTAGTAGTCCCTTTCGTACAAGATATAACAGTAAACGCAACACCTGGAACAGTAAGGTATAGCACATTAGACTCAACAAGTTCAAGTGCTTTCACTACAGTTAACGAAAATGGAGTTTCACTTAACATACTAGTTGATGAAACAGTCATGTTCGGTGGAGGTTCAAACGTTAACCTAGCAGTCCAAGACGGATTGTTTGGTGTCAGTAAAAACAAACAAGAGGTTAGTTTCTCTGTAAGTTTCACTGGTACAGGTACAACTGGCGATATCTTCCTTTCAGGAAGAGGTTTCATAGGCGGATTGGCCCCAACAGCATCAATTGATGGTGCAATTTGGTTATCCCCTTGTGAGATTATTGTTAATGGAGAGTTAACTAAAACCGTAGAAAGTTAAAAACTTTTAGTATAAGGCTACTTTATAGTGGCCTTATATTTTTATAGGAAAAATAATATGGAACATAAATTTTTAAAATTATTCGTAAATGGAGTTTGGACAGGACATGCTGATAGAACTATTAGTATTAATGGTGAAAAACACGATTTAGACGAGTATGCCAAAGAGCATGGTATAGAATTACCAGAAGGCAAAAAACATATAAATACAGATGTAGAGGAAACACATGAAGATTTGGAACGATCACACGATTCAGGACATACTGAAGTCGATGGAGATGGAGATAGCGAAAGCACAGAATGAAGTTAAATGTGCCAAGCGAGATGTTGTAAAAGCATCAAATAGATTAGCATTCGTAAGTAGTGCTATACACAATTTAAAGAGTCGTCTAAATGATGACACAAATATAGAATTATAGGAAACAGATATGAAATTAAAAGAACTAAGCCAAAAACCCAAACTAATCAAACTAACTATTACAGAAGAACAACTTGTCAAAAAATATGGCGATGAGTTGGAATTTCATGTATACGATAGACAACCAATTGACGTATTCACTAAACTTGCAAATGCAGGTGAGAATAATATCGGCGATATGGTTGAATTTATGCATCAACTAATATTAGATGAAAAAGGTAACCCTATTAGTGCGGAAGGCGAAATATTGCCTATGGATGTAACAACAGAAGCAATTAGATTAATTAGTGAAACATTGGGAAAGTAACAACCCATACTATTGTAGAAGGTTCTGCAGAAACTAATTACTATTTAATGCTAGACGCCATGGCACAACGGTATGGGGTTCTACCAAGCACTCTTTTAATGAAAGGTGATACTTTTGATATTACAGTAATGGATGTAGCATTAACGTACCAAAGTTTAAAAGATAAAGGTGCAAATAAACAAGATGTTACAAGTATGTATGATCAAGAAGAATTGCAAGAAATAATGAATCGCACAAGGGGAGAATGATGGGAGTTAAAATTACAGTCAACAGTTTACAAATAGATAAACTATTTGATGATTTAGTAGATATGCCTAAAGAATTGATGAAAGATGCTTTTCCTTTCCTTAAACAAAAAACACCTATTCGTAGTGGTAATGCAAGAAATAAAACAAAATTGCAGGGACTATCAATAAAAAGTGATTATGGATATGCTCAAAGACTAGATGACGGTTGGAGCAAACAAGCACCTAAAGGATTTATTGATCCTACTATTGATGAAATAGAAAGAGATGTATCTAGATATATCAATAAAATAGATTAGAGATAATATGGCAAAGCAAATTAAAACAGTATTAACGTTAGATAATAAACAATATAATTCAGCGATTAAATCCAGTCAAGCACAAACAAGTAAGTTTGAAAAATCTAGTGTAAGTAGTGCTAACACAATAAGAAATGCTTTTGTGGCACTTGGAGGTGCCGCAGTTATAGGCAGTATTGCTAAAACTGGTGCTAGTTTTCAGGACTTACAAAATTCATTAAATGTTGTATTTGGTGGTCTGGATGAGGGTGCGGCCGCATTTAGTAGAGTACAAGACTTTGCCGCAACAACACAATTCAGTGTTCAAACATTAACACAGGCCTTTGTACAGTTAAAAGGTGCTGGTGTAGAGCCTACAACAGAATTATTACAAACATTTGCAGATACAGCCAGTGTTACAACAGACCAGATGGGTACCTTCCAAGCCGCCTTAGACCTAGTGTCGCGTTCTACAGCAGGTGGATTAGGATTAGAAGACTTAAACAGGCTAGCAGATAGAGGTATTCCTGTATTCAATATATTGCAGGAAAGATTAAACCTTACTAGATTACAAGTAAGTGAATTTGGTAAGACAGCCCAAGGTGCTAATACTATTGTTAGAGAACTTCTAGCAGGATTAAACCAAAGATTTGGTGGTGCTTTAGAAACGCAAGTAGGACTTTTAAACTTTGAACTTAACCAATTAGGCGATGCATTCGACAAATTACAAGTATCTATATTTAATATATTTGCCGAAGATGCCGCAAATGGTGTACAATCTTTAGCAAGTGCTATTAATGGTTTAGCAGATACAATAGCAGAATTAAACGCATCTGGTGGTGCACAAACATTTAAAGATATTGCTTCGAATGTAGGCTTGGTTGCTATATCCTTTTTTAGTCTAAAAGGAGCGCCTAAATTATTAACAGGAATTGGTGATAGGATAATGAAGTTAAGAGGTTCTTCAGCCATATTGGGTGTCTTAAAAAATGCAATAGCAGGACTAGGACCTTCAGCAGTAGCAATATTTACAAATTTACAACGTGCCCTGGCTTCTTTTACTTCCGGCAGTATTGTAGCAGGTTTGACAAGCATAGCCTTTTCATTAAAAGCCGCATTTGGTTTTGCTATAAGGTTTGCTGGTTTGGCAGGTTTATTTATTGGTTTAGCACAAATTATAGATGCAGTAGTAGAATCTTTTACTGGATTTAGTATTATAGATAGTTTATTAGGTTTACTTAAACGAGGAGCACAAACATTTGGATTCTTCAAAGATGAAGTAGGTAAAACAACTGAAGTAATAAAAAATAATGCTCACGTACTAGCCTTTCAAGCCGAGCAAGAAAAAATAGCGGCCCAACAAGCAGAAGAACTAGCAGAGAAAACCAGAAAGGCCGCCTTAGCCGCAGAAGCATTTCAGAAAGGGTTCGACAACGCAAAGAAAAGTGTAGAATCATTTAAGAAAGAAGTATTTGATACTAATGATCCTTTAAGTAATTATCAAGAATTTTTAAGTGACCTAATAGCAACTAGTAATGATCTAGCAGTAGAACAAGTATTTGCCGGTAGGGCAATGGCATTTTTAAGTGATTTACATGAAAGAGGAGCCATTGCTACTAGAACATACGAAATTGCAATAGAAAGATTAAATGGTATTTTAGGTATAACTACTGATACAGTAGAGGAAGATACAGAGGCTTTTGATGCATTCAATACAGTAGTAGATGATATTGCTAAAAACACCTCAAACTATAATTTATTATTAGAAAGATTAATAGAATTACAAACATTAGGTTTACTTACATCAGAACAATATAAAGAAGCACTAGCAAACTTAAACACCGCATTTACTGAAAATGAAGGTATAAACAATTTCTTAGATACATTAGGCAGAGCACAAAAATCATTAAGTGAAGATTTAGCACAGGCCTTTATGGACGGTGAAAGTGCAGGAGATAGTTTCCAGAAGTTCTTTAAGAAAATGATTAAACAAATTATAGCAGATATAATTAGATTAAGTATAATACAACCTATACTAGGTGCAATAATGGCACCATTTGGATTTGGTTTTGGTACAGGCGGTAACGTAATCAAAATACCAGGTAAAGCAAGTGGCGGACCTGTAATGGCTAATCAACCATATATTGTAGGTGAAAAAGGACCTGAATTATTTGTGCCAGGACAAAGTGGAGGCATTATACCTAATGGAACTGCAATGGGCGGCACCTCGGTAAATTACACAATAAATGCTGTAGATTCTCAATCTTTTGAAATGGCACTTGCGAGAGATCCAAGTTTTGTGTTTGCAGTAACAGAAGCCGGTAGACGTAAACTTCCAGGGAGAGTATAATGTCAGGAATACAAACAATTATAGATAACGCAACGTTTATAACCATAGACGACCAGAGAATAACAGGAAGCAGTATATCACGTAGCGGACAATACAAAACAGCAGAACGAGGGCCAAGCCCTTACAGTTTTATTGTGGGTATGCATCAAGGATTACCATACAGTACTAATCGTGCTTTGTTAAGTGAATTAAGTACATTAGGTAAAACAGTAGAAGCAAATGTTAGTCTTAACAATAATACTAACATGAATTACTTAACTGCATATCAAGGTGATATAGATCAAGCACAATTAAACAATATAACAGTCAATAGTGTATTTGGATCAGAAATATATGTTAATTGTAGTAGTGCAACTGGTAGTGGTACACTATTTAAGAAAGGCGATTACTTACAACCTAAAGGTAACACAAATACTTATAGATACCCTTATCAAGTAACAAGTGATGTAACATTTAGTACAGGTGCTAACGTAACTATACCAGTAAGTAGACCAGTACTTAGTCAATCAGGAGTTGCCATACCTAGTAATGGTATAAAAGTAGGTAATGATGTAACATTCCACGTTAAATGTGTAAACCAACCTAATTATAGTATTGTTCCTCATGATTTAATTAGTTTTAGTGATAACTTTAACTTAATTGAGGTTATAACTTAATGTCTACTAGTATTCCAGCAGTACAAGGCACAAATATTGCGCCTGTAACACTTATCGACTTAGATCTAGACGGAAACGTTTACTATATAAGTGATGCTTATAAAAGTTTTACTGTTGATAGTAATGCATATACAGAATTAGGTGCATTTTTAAGTATATCAAACATAGACGATAACTTAAGAGTTACTAATGGCGATTTAAGTATAACGTTAGCAGGAATACCCAGCAGTAGTACAGGTGCTGAAGTAAACTATTTGAATATAATACTTAATTCACCAGTTAAAGGTGGAAATGTAACAATTAAACGTGCATTCTACGATACTTCAACAGATCAATTACAAACAGATGTATATACAAGGTTCAAAGGTGTAATAACTAACTTTGCTACACAAGAAGCATTTAACTTTTTATCAAAAGAAAACGATTATAGTGTTACTGTTACAGTAGCAAGTATCAATACTGTATTACAAAATACAATTAGAGGACAAAAAACAGATCCTACTGATCGTGCAAGATATTTCCCTAACGACAGAAGTTTCAACAGAATACCGGACATTTACAATACACCATTTGACTTTGGTAAAGAATATTCAGCAAGTGGAGGCTACACCGGAGGCGGCGGAGGTGGCGGTGGCGGAAACCGTAGAAGAGAAGCCCAAAGATGATTACAGTAAGAAGAGCAATAAAAGACGATTGGTTAGATATAAAAAGACTAATGATAGACTTTGCTAACTACAATCCAGTAGAGGACTTACATAAGCCAGAGTATTCAGAGACCCACACAGATGAGGTCTTAGCACACTTAACACGTTATGGAGTACCACTAGTAGCAGAGGAACATGGTCGTGTAGTGGGCATGTTATTAGCAAGTGTACAAGGTGATATATGGTTACCACATGTAAAACGTATGACTGAAATAGCATGGTGGGTAGAAGCAGAATATCGTAATACTACCGCAGGTGCAAGATTACTAAAAGAATATATCAGTATAGGAATAGAATTACAAGAACTTGGTAAAATAACAAGTTTCAGTTTAACAACGTTAAGTACAACCCCAGACCTTAAATTAGCAAAAAGAGGTTGGGAACCAATAGATATAAATTGGGTATATAAAGGATAAGTTATGGCAGTATTTACAGCAATAGCAACAGCAATCGTAGGTGCAATAGCAACAGCAGGTACTATATTTGGTAGTACATTGTTGTTCAATGCAGTTGTAGGTGTTGTAGCAGGTGGTTTAGCATTTGCTACTGCTAAAGTATTAGGTGTATTCGATCCACCAGACTTAGGACCTGATCCAGGTGTAAAAATACAGTTAGCACCAAGCACAGATAATAAAATAGGTATTGCTTATGGGCGTAACTTTATGAGTGGCCCAATAACAGATGTTGCTATTAGTAATAAAAACCAAACAATGCATTACTGTATAACACTTAGTGAACAAGTAGTAGGTGGTACATATACTGTAAATGAAATATTTAGAGATGCGGCAAGATTAACATTTACTGGTGCAAATGTACAGACTGCAATTAATGCCAACAGTACAGCAGATAGCAATATAAAAGACAAATTAAGAGTAAGAATATATGCTGGTGGTACTGCAAGTGCTAATCAAGTATTTCCAACAAGTGGTGCCGTAGATGCTATAACAATGATGCCACATTGGAATAGTACTACTAACTACAGTATGGAAGACTTAGTGTTTGCAATGGTTGAAGTAGACTATGATGCAGAAAACGGATTGACAGGACTAGGTTCATTTAGTTTTGATATAACAAATAGTGTAAGCAATCCAGGTGATGTACTTATAGATTATATGAATAATACACGTTATGGTGCAGGACTATCAAATGCAATTATTGATGTAACAAGTATTACAGGTGCCGCAAATACAAGTTTAAAAGGTTATGCCGCTGAAACAATTAGTTATACTAACAATGCAGGTGGTGCCGCAACACAGGATAGATGGCAAATTAATGGATATTTAAGTACATTCCAAGATGCTGGTACTAATATTGCTAAAGTATGTCAAGCGGCGGCTACATTCTTTATGTTTGATACTAAAACAGGTAAATTTAAAGTTATACCTAATAGACCAACAGCAAGTACATTCAGTTTAAATGATGATAACATAGTAAGTAAAATAGGTGTTACTGGTACTGAACTATATGCATTATATAATAAAAGCAAAGTAGAGTTTAATGATCAAAACAGAAGAGATCAAAGTAATAGTGTTGAAATAAGTACACCAGCAAGTGAACTTAATGATAATGAACCTGAAAATATAGCAGAGTTCAGATTAGACTTAGTAAATGATCCCATAAGAGCAACACAAATAGCAAACATAGACTTATCACAAAGCAGAAACGGTATGGTAGTAACTTGTACTACTGACTTTAGTGGTATGCAAATAGATGTTGGTGATGTTGTTGACTTAACAAACGCAGATTACGGATTTACTGCTAAAGAGTTTCGTGTAATGAAACACGACGAGCAGTTAGATGACAGTGGTATGATTACATGTGCCTTAACACTACTTGAATACAATGCTGATGTATATGTACAACCAGCAGTAACAGACAGTGATGAACAAGGGCCTACTGATATACCTACAGTACCACCTATTATAAACTTACCACCAATTATATTTAAAAACTTATTACCTGGTATTGCAACATTTACTTCTACTGGTTCAGGTACAGGAAGTGTGTTTACAGTATTCAAAGCAAATGGTTTATATACTTTTGTTTTTCCTACTACTGCAGGTAGTGGTCATAATGTAGGCGATGTACTAACTGTAGATGGTTCTTTGCTAGATGGTGTTTCAGGTACAAACAATTTAACATTTCGTGTAGCAACTGTAAGCGGAGGTGGTATACTTACTACAGATACTGTTACAGGTACTGCTATAACATATGATGATAACATATTTGGTAATTACAATACTAAACAAAGTATGGGTAACGTGGCTGTTGGTGCACAAATACAAGACAAACCAGCCGCAGTAACTAACTTTAGTAATGCTAATTCTATTAGCAACTTAGTACCAGCAAATGAACTAGACTTTACTACAGGTAATGGTATTGAAGAAGGTGCATACAGTTTTACAAGTGCAATTACACCTATAGGTACTTTAAGTGCGGCCAGTGCCAACTTTGATTTACAACCAGTTGTACAAATAGCATATGCAAATGGTACAGTACAAGCATTTACAAATGGTATTGCATTTAACAGCCAAACAACTATACCAAGTGTTATAGAGTTTAACCAAACTATTGATATAGGACCTGGTGCTGTAAGTGGCAACGTTAAAATTAATGCTAAGAATACACTAAACCCTAATTCTTCAGCACAAATAGGATTTACTGGTATACGTTATGATATGCTTAAAATTACTAAAGGAGATGTGTTTTAATGAAAAATTATATTTTATACAACACAACAACTGGGTTTATTATAACACAAAGACGTCTTACAGAAGATGGCGTTGCAAGAAACCTTGCTTCAAATATTAACATGGGTGCAATAGAAGGACATGTTACTGATTTAAGTGGATACAAAGTAGATTTAACAACTGATCCACATAGTATTGTAACTAAACCAGCAGATACTGTTAACATAGCAGAATATATTAGAGAAGAACGTAATGCAATACTTAAATGGTGTGACTGGACACAGGCTTCTGACTCTCCATTAAGTGATAGTAAAAAGACTGAATGGCAAACATATAGACAAGCATTAAGAGACTTGCCCAGCACAAATACAGCAACAGAAGTAGATAACATAACTTGGCCAACTGAGCCAAGTTAGATAAATAGAGTATAGAAGACTATTTACGAACACGTGAATAGTAAGTTCCATTAGGAGGCGAAACAATGAGCGGTAGATTACTTACCTTTTCCCAGTACTTAGGCGGTGCAGACAACGTAAAAGTTGAAGAAATGTTCCCTAGTACACAACAAACATTCACGTATGACTATGGTACAAACGTATCAGGATATACATTCGAAGCAGACATGCAATCTATTGTTATAGATCAAATGACTTATAACACTAATGATGGATTACCAAACTTTACAACAAGTGCAGTATTAGGTTTCTTTGCTAATTCCGTTATATTAAATAGTAATATTATTACAACAAATGCGGCGGCAGGAACAATTAATTTTACAATACCAGCAAATAGGTATACTGGCCCAATAGTGCCAAACGCAAGGGAAAACGTAGTTATTACAGTCGTTGCTTTTAAATGGACAAACGGTGGAGTAACACCAACAACTACAGATAGCCATAGATGGGCTATTATTGAAAGATATGAACCAGAAGTACAAATAGGTAATCCTACTTTAAGTAGTGCATTCATACCTTTAGGCGTAGGCGCAATTAGCACATTTAGTGACAATGCAAGTGCCGTAGGTACAAGAACAGCAGGCACATATACTGGAGTTACTGGTGTTGCAAGTGGAGATAGCGAAGGTTCTGGTGCTACATGGCAAGCAGTTGTTGGCGGTACCGGAGACGTTGAATTCGACATTACTACACGAGGAACAAAATATATTACTGGTGATACATTAAACATTTTAGACAGTTCACTTGGTGGAGGCGGAGCCGCAGACGTAACTATTACAGTAACAGCAACAGTTTAAGGAGTAGAGCATGGCAAATATAACAGTCACAGCATCTACTAGCAATGTAAATGTTAATTCAACCACAAATACAGTCAATGTAAGCACAACTACTAGTAATATAGTAGTAGGTCAAACAACTACAGTTAGTAATGCAGTAATTCGATCTGCAATTACAGCCACAGACCCTGTTTTATACAATAGTACTTCAGGTGTTATATCAGTAAATAACATTTCACTACTAAGTGGTCAAACAACAACAAATTTAACAGAAGGAATTAATTTATATTACAGTAATGCTAGGGTTCAAGCATTTATTGGTGGTAATGTAGTATCAGTAAACAGTAATACTACACTATCAAATACATCTTTATCTTATTCACAAACATTAGGCAATAGTCAGGTAGTATTTGCAAACAGTGAAGTAGCATTTGGTGGCGCAGTAATGAAAGGTGGTAACTTTGCAGGTACAGGTGCTGGTAACGTATTTTACGATGGTTCTAACAGAGGTTCTTTAACAGGTATAAGTAGTAAATCAATACCAGTTACATCTCCTAATAGTGCTGAAGCATTCTTTGGTACTTTCCAAACAACAGATCAATCGTTCACTACTGCACACGGTTTAATAGTACATGATTCCGCATCCTTCAAATTTGCAAGATTAACTCCATTTAACGGGTCTAACAGCCAATTTGATACTTATGCAGAATTTAATTTAGGTTCAAGTACAATTAATAGTGTACAACTTGGAAATAATGGAAATGTAACTACATCAGGAAACATATCAGGTAATTATATATTAGGTAACGGTAGTCAATTAACTAATTTACCTACTCTATCAAATGCCCAAGTACAAAATTATATTCAAACAAACGGTTTGACAATGACTACTGCAATTACAAGCAGTAAAACAATTTCAACAACTGGTAATATTATAGGTGCATATTTAACTGGTGATGGTAGCAATATTACAGGCGTTAGTACATTAACAAATGCCCAAGTTATTTCGCATATAGCAACAGTTCCTTTAGCAGTAGGTGGTAACTTATCAGTAACAGGTAATATTGATGCTACAGGTAACATAAATTACCAAAACGTTACAGACTTA